AAAGCAAGTAGAACAATCAGGTTCATCTTTTTACGCTGACCGCTAGAAAGGCTCTCTTGAGAAACCTCCATTCCTAAGTAGGTAATTAATGGATTAAAGTCACTATCAAATGAAAATTGAAACTTAAACTCTAATCTTTCTGAAATTTCAGCAATTCGGGTATTTAGTGCTGGAATAATTCGGTCAATCATTGATTTTTTAATTCCGCTATCTGAAAGTAGATCATCTAATTGAGAATAGAGGAAATTCTTTTCTGAATGACTTTGAAGTTCAAGACGATCTTTATCTAAGTCAGCTTTTAAACTTTCAATTAATTCAGAAATTCCAGCAGTTTGGTCGACTTCTGGTTCGCTTTCTAATTTAGCTAAATCTTTCTTTAAACTTTGAACTGTTGCCTGTAATTCATAGTAGTCAGAGTCTAGGTCACTTTTAGTAACTAGCATTCCATCAAGAGCAGTATCATTTACTGCAATAACTGAATCAATAGGTAAGAGACTTTCAGTTAACTTTTGATGCTTTTTTAGAATTGCATTTTTAGTTTCAACAGCAGTATCTAGGGTTAAGTCATTTAAACAGTGAGGGCATCTATTTTTTTCATAGATAGTTACCCTTTGTAGAATTTGACGAATGTCTGCCTGAATTTGAGATTTCTTTTCACGATCTGCTTTTAAAACTGCAGATAATTCAGAAATAGAGTTAGCTAATGCTTCTCTCTTACTTTTTAATTTACTAAAGTCACTTTCTTTTTTTGAAATAGCTTCAGATAATTGGGCTCTTTCATCATCCTTCTTTTTAGTAATTGCAGACTTAACGCTTTCTAAATGATCAGAAGCAGTTGTTAGTTTTTCAGTTGACTTATTAATTGTAGCGGTTAATAAGTCAACCTCTTTTCGAGTATCCTTTAATTCTTCTTTAACAACTGTTCGCATATCACTAAGAATATCAATTCCAAAGATACGATCAACGATTTTTCTCTTGTCAGCTTGGGTTAAACTAACAAAAGATTTAAAATCATCAAATGAAAGACTGATAGTATTACAAAAAACTGCAAAAGGTATTTGGGCTAATTCATCTTCAATAAAGTCATCAACCTTACGTTTATCGGGTAAGTTATGAGTAACTCCATTAATCTTGACGTCGCTAAAATTAGGGTCAACCCCACGATTAATTTCAATTTGGTCGCCATTAGTAGTGGTAAATTTTATTCCGGTTTGAGCATTACGATTAATCCAATTGGGAATATCCTTCATTTTACGAATAGCAGATCGCCCGTAAATAGCAACGGTCATTGCCTCTTTAATAGAGGATTTGCCTGCTCCATTCTCACCTTCAACTAGGATAAGTTTTGGTTTATCGTCAAAGTTGATAGTTTGGGTTATATTACCGTAAGATAAGATATTTTTAAAACTAAGTTCGGATATCTTCATAAATTAGTCGTAACTTTTAGTATTTTTAATTTTATCGTAAATGCTCTTAAACTCTTTAGAGATAGTCGCCATCTGATGGTCAGAAAGCTGCTTCTCGTGCAACTTCTCCTTTAAGAAATCAAATATATTATATTCATAATTAGAGTTCTCCTCAACCTCTGAATTAACTAATCCTACTGATGAGTAGTTAAAGAATTCAAGACGGCGATGTCCTAAGTCTTTAACTAAATCGGTAAAGATACTAAGAGGAAACGATTTAAGAATAGAGTCGTCAATTGCAATATCGACAAAGTTATTCCTAAACTCCTCCATTAATTCAGGTAAAGTTAGATTTAATATACTAAAAACATCTAGCTTTTTATAAACTGGAGAAAAAGTATTTGGAATAAAATCTTCCGCTACTTTTTTCTGACTTACATCAATTACATAGAAACCTTTTTGATTTCCACGATCTCCTCTGTCCATTTGGTATGGTGTACCAACATAGAGAGTATTTCCTTTTTCTTGACGAATATGGATATGGCCAGAATAGACACGTTTAAACTTACCTAGATCACCTAGCTCAACTCCATGTGTAATCTTTTGAGCAGCATTTAAGCTAAAGCCCTGAACATCAGCATGACAAAAGAGAAAGTCTGCTGGATTTTTAGAAAGGGTTGACTTAATCAGGTCAGTATTATCTTCCCAAGGAAGCATTAAGAATTTATGTAAACCATTTACTTTAACTATTTCTGGTTTTTCAAAAATCTTAAAGTTAGGAAACATTAGATCCATTCCTTTTAGAGAGTGGATATCAGTGCGATCTTTATAGTAAACGTCATGATTTCCTAAGATTACATAGACTCCTTTTTTAAATTTGTCAGTTAACTTTTTAGCAATTCCTAAGGATACTTGCCAAGTTCTAATATTAGTATGTTCACGAACGTGGTTCCAATCACCTACTTGAACCAAAATATCCTGCTCTGGATCGAACCCGTTTTCATCGACTTGTCGTAAAAACTCGTCAACTAGATAAGATCTTTGAATTTCCGCCCATTCGACTGAGTTGTTTTTAATACCTAAGTGTAGGTCTCCGAGTATGAATATTTTTCTAATATTACTTAATGTAACCATTCGTTTTTTCTATATTAATGTATTTTGTTTCGGTGCATTTTTCCTTCAAGGAATTTATACTTTTTATTGAGTTCAATAATTAGCATTTCCTGAATTTCAGTTTCTAATGAGTCGAATATCTTTTTATAGTCAAATCCAGAAAAACTAGAAATTGCTTCTAAAATAAAAATAGGGCTATAAAAACTTACACTATGGCTAGACATATCTAAGTTATCATGGACCCTATTAAAAATTAAATTTACCTCTTCTTTTGAAAACTTAGCCTTTAGTCTAGGTTGATTTTCAGTTGAGATAAAAAGTAACTTTGAAAGAATATCGTCGTTTTTTAAAAAGTCAAAGATTATATCTAGAATAAATTTGTTTTCTAGGTTTTCTTCGTAATCGTAGACGTCTTTTAAGTAATTATCAGAGTAATCACTAGATACTGATATTTTTCTTGAAAATTCGTACTCATCTGTGTCTTTTAATAATTCACCAGTATGGTATCGATTATTAAAAATTTTGTCTTCTCTTTGGATTGGACTAATCGTTTCATCATAGCCTTCTTCCCAGTCTTGTTCATTAATCATTCATATTTTAATTATTTTAAATTGAATTAAAGAGAGCATCATAGTCGTCATCTGCCATAGGAGCCGATTCGGGTATCGGTCGCGCTTCAACTAGAGTAGGGCTACTAACATTTGAGTATTCTGTTCTTAATTCATCGGCCATTCTATTGACCTCTTCATCGTCACTATAAAATTCACTGTTTAATCCTATTTCTTCACTTAATCGGAAATAGTCTTTATGCATTGTATAAAACTTGTAACTTTCTTCGTATCCGTTATCACGATTGGCAATAACTTTAATTTTCATTCGACCTTCAAGCGGACTACGCATAAGTCCAAATAGGGAGTCAACTGTGTGGATAAGTCCAAATGATTCAGCAACTGAGTCCATGCCTAAATCGAAATTATCAACGTCTTCTCGGCGAATTTGAGTAGCTGAAATAATACACCACTCATTTCTCATTGCAACTCCACGAAGTTCTTCAGAAATGGCTTTAATTTTCTCATACATTCCATTCTGATCCTTAAGTGGACGTAATAGATTTAAGTAGTCAACTACAATTACTGTAAACTTCTTATTAATCTTGGTTTGTAAACGAAGAAAGTAATTTTCAATATCAATTGCAGTTGCTCCACCAGTAGCAAATTCTTTTACGTATAGTTCTCCAATTTCTGGTTTTTCCTGTTTTAGTTGCCCGATTTTTCTAGCAACCTCTTGCGCTTGTGCAGGTGAAGTAATTCCAGAGTATTCGTCAGATCTGATACTTAGGATATTTGAACCAATACGCTTCATATATTGTCTTTCAGGTAATTCTACTGTCACAAGTCCAGTACAGTTACCTATTAAGAATGAGCGTGCTGCAATATTTCCAAGTACCATCGATTTTCCAACTTTAGGTCGACCGGAAAATACTACTAATGATTTTGGGTTCCAACCTCCACCTAGGGCTTTATCAAAGAAGGTAAATCCAGTAGGACTTCCTGTTTTTGCTAATTGGATATGGGATTCAGAATCAAAGAAACTTAAACCTGTATCTCCACTTGAAAAGTTAATTGCTAATTTGCTACTAATATCATTTCTAATCTTTTCAGAGATCTTATCGATATTTTGAGGATCGATTGAAGTAGTCTTAAGATAAGTTAAAAGATCAAATACGGTTAAGTTTAGGTTTCTTAATAGTATGAATGCTCGCATATACTTATACAAGTAGTCATAATTATACTCACCTAAATTAAATGCGTATAATTCTTCAAATTCTTCTTCTGAAAGTGAATGATTGTTTAGATCAAGATAGCTTCGTAATTCTTTACGGTTTGGAATTTTTTCATATTCAGTAAAGAATCGAAGAGCAGCTTTGTATGACTCTTGACGATTCTCATCGTTAAAGTAGCTGGGCTTGATCATTGGCATCAACTCTTCTTTTCTAAGGGAGTCGTGGCTGCTTGGCTTCAATTCATTAACATCAGTAGTTGAGTTAAGAATAAAATTCCAAACCATTTTCTCCAAAGAGTCAATATTTTCAGTAAAATCAATCATTTAAGTTATAGAAATAAGTTAGTGCCTTTTTATTAATATACATAAAATCTTTGCTAGATTTCAGGTATTCATCTTGGATTAATCCCTTTAAAGATTTAACTAATTCCTCTTTAAAAGTTTCAATCTTTATCTTGTCGCCAAAAACATACTTTAAAGATTTTGAGGAGAACTTTAGGCTCTCCTCATTAATCTGTTTGTCTTTTGAGTTTGCTACTCGAATTAAATATTGAATAATTTCAAATAGAAAATAGTATTGATCGCGAACCTTTTCTTCGCCATGAAGATTAAGGTAGTACTTAATTGGTAAATCAGAGCGCAGAATCATCGTCACCATTTAGATTTCCAAGTTCATCGCTTTCTAATAGGTCAATCTCGTCCTGAGTTTCTGGGAATTTAAAAGTAGGTTTGATTACTTTTTCATCCAATTCTTTCAATACTTCTTGAGTAAAGAGACGAGAGGTAAAGAAATCTTTAATTGGAACCAAATCACCATTATGGCGAATAACATAATTTCTACCTAATTTTTTAGGTTGGAAGTATACTTTTTCTCCATCAACTTCAAAAGGACTACAAGAGTCAGCTTCATCACCTTTTAGTTTTGAGAATTCTTTTTCAGTTAGGATATTTCCACGACCTACTCCACAATTTTCCCAACTAACGTATTGCTCTAGTCCAACAAATTGATTCATACCTTTATGGAAAGAGATATGGAATTCAATATCAATCGGTCGAGCTAAACGATTCTTTTTAGTTTTCGAGCGAACAATAATTCCAGTAGTAGTTTTAGCTTCATCGCGAAGTACTCCTTTACTCAACATTAAGATAATTGATGCTGAGAACTCAGGGCCACCTCCACCAGACATACCTTTTGGAGTATACTGGTCCATTGAGGCATAGGTATGGTTAGTAAAGATAAATGGAACTTTCAAATTGGATAAGTCTAGCGTAAATGACTTAAATAGGGAACGAAGTTCTTTTGAACGTAATCCCATATCTGCTGCATTTTTACCAGCATCCATATCACGTTTACTTTTATCAGTATCCAACATTCCAACTGAATCAACAAAGATTGCAGCTTTTAATCCTGGATTTTCCTTCATAGTATCAATAAAGTCATTGATAAAGAACTTAACATCACTGATAAGACCCATACGAAGATACTTAAGTTTATCTAGATCAACTCCAAATTTTTCATAATCTGAACGGTCGATTGCTCCTTCAGTATCAATATAGAATACAAAGTAATCTTTGTTTTGTAACTCACGAACTGCATTTAAGCAAAGGAAGGTTTTACCTGCACCAGAGTCTCCAGCGATACCGATACTTCTGGTATTTGGGTATCCTCCGAAAACTGACCCAGATAGCTGAGCATTTAGTAAATAGTTGCCAGTTGGGATATATTCATCAATATCTGAAAATCCCATTAATTCAACTTTTGATTTAACTTTCTTTGCTAGAATGTCGTTGAATTTATTAAACGCAGCGAGAGCGTCATTAGTTTTTGCCATAATAATTTTTTTTAATATTCTACTTTTAGTGGATGAAAAGTTCTACTCGGATAAGTAAGAAAGTAATAATAATGCTCCAGAAAGAGCCAAGGAATCGTTAACTTCACCATTAGCAATTCGGTTAAATCTAACCTTGTCTACTTTATGTAGTCGAGAATCAGGGTCTGCTATTTTTGGAGTAAATCCAGAAACATCATCTGAATAATTAGTAACGTTAACTGCATAACATTTATAGCTCTTATTAAATGGAACACCATGCTTAATAGAACCTAGATAAAATAAGTCGTTAACATCTACATCAATTAGCCCTAGCTCATCATCTATACAATTAATTAGGGAATCGTGAAACGTACTAAATTCGTCTGGCTTAAGTGAGCCTGTAACGCATTTGTGAGATTCTGAATCAGTAACATAATCATGATATTTAGCTAAGTAAATGTTCTTAATTTGATTATGCTCATTAACATCAAATGGAATAAGACAAATTGATTCTTGATTACAGACAATTCGGGTAAATTTAGAATTATCTTTGGTAAAATTCAGGACAGAATATTTACCGTCTGAATATTCTTCATTTCTATTAACAATTACATCTTTGGCCATTTCTCGAGTGAGTTATTTTCGTGTTGATTTCTGACCGTCAACAATTGAAAGTACTGAATCTTTTATTACTTGTTTATTTATCATACGTTGCATATAGTCAGAAAGCTCATCTAAGAACTTGTCCTTATTTTCTGCATTTTGATACATTAACTTTAGGAGTTTTTTGTCTGGTAACTTCACAGATAGTGCAATCGAAACGGTAGTCTCTTCTGAACCAAACATATCAAACATATTTGATTGAGGGTTTGTTAAACCAACAAACGAGGAACCAGTTGACGGAGGAGGTATAAGCCCTTCCTGAATACGTCGATCTTGTGGTGGAGCAGGAGGCGCAACTGGTTTAGCTGGACCATTAATTGCTTCTAGTTCAGAAAGACTAAGTGGTTCCATATCTCCATGAATCATAAATAGATTTTTGTTTAGGAGAGCAGAGTCAATACTTGAGCCGTCATCAAATAGAACAAGAAAACGATCACCGCGAGGTTCGATCGTTCTGCACTTAACCGTTTTTCCTAATTGTTTAGGGTCATCAGTTTTAACCCACTGGAATTTTTGACCAGTAAAGTTTTCCATTAATGACATTAGTCTTTGTTCATCCATTTCTTTAGTGGTTTTTTTAGGAAACAAGTTCTTCCATAGTTGAGGCATTTTTACTTTCTTCAATTGCTTGTAAAAATTCTTCATTGACTTGTTCATTTTTTCCAAAGTTAGGCGATAGTGGTTGCTCTAAACCAATTGTCATTGGGTGAGTTTCCCACATAGGAACCATTGCCTGAGTTTGTGAAATTTCAGAAAGACGCTTTCTGATTTCTTTCATTTGTTTTGAGGTTGGAGTGTTTCCACAACCGTCTAGAAAACCTTCTAGCCAATTTACGAATGTTACTGGATTTTGCATATTATATTTGTTTATTTTGAATTTTTTAATTTTTTGATTTCTCCTTGAGTTAAGATACGTTCATCATAGAGTCGGGTTAGGATTTTTCTAGAAACTGAATCTTCTCGACTGGAGAATAAGGTTCCATTTTTAGTTGGAATTTCATCACCTTTTCTTTTTACTTGGTCGATTTTACCAAGGTAAGTATCTGGTGAGATATTAAACTGAATTTGGATATTTGGGTACATTGATGAAAAGTCATAACATGCGATTGCATCATAGTAGCCAGGAATTGGGTCTTTTACATAAGCACCTTCATAAGTAGCATCAGCAGTATTTGATTCTCCCCAAGGAAGTTTCATCATTTTTAAGTTCTTATTAAGAAACTCACGACACATTAGGATTTCAGTAATATAAACTGGGCTAAATACTTTATTAACTTCGACCTGTGCAACACTTGCAATTGAGTAAGCTACATCTAAGATTGAAAGTTTATCTTCAATTAACTTTACAAGGACAACGTCAATTACGTTATACATAGTAAATAAGTAAACATCCTTTTGGAATTCCATAAATGAAGAGTAAGGATGCTTTAATTTAGCTGTACCTAAAACTAATTCAGCAATATAGTCTAGTTTGTAGTTCTCAACTACTTTATATGGCTTTAACTTTTCAAAGACTTGCATATAATCAAGCATTCCCATATGAACAGGAATACGATTTTTACCCATAGCTGATCGGGATGGCATCTTAAGCATTGAATCGACTTTTATGTTTTTAGCACGATTCATAATATACTTCTGGTCAAAGTCAGTTACATTCCAGCCAGTTACAAAAGAAAATTGAGGAACGCATTTATGAAGATAGAATTCCATTAACTCTTCTTCGGTATCAAAGAATTTATACTTGATCTTAAATTCTTGTTGAAATAGCTTAGCATCTTCTGGTCGTAATGGAACCGTTTTTCTAAAATATTCGTTTACTTCAACTTCCATTTTACGAATTTCATCTGGGGTTAATCCACCAGGCTGTTCTTCAGTATTTAGGATTGAAAGAATATAGGTAATATTATCTTCATTGCAGAAGGAGATAAGACCGATTGGCATCGCAGCTTTATCTGGCTCTGGGAAAGAGTCATTAATCAGCTTAATCTCGATATCCATATAGGTTTTCTTAGGGGTATTATCAAAGCTGTAAACTATTTCTAATTCTTCAGCTGATAATTTTTCTTGAATTAATTCTTGTACCCTAAATTGATTTATGTATTGCCCTTTAGTTGGAGCACGTTTAACAAACTTACCGTTCCAGTTCTTAGTGGCAGTTGGAGTAGCAGATTCAACCCAATTATACATTTCATGATCAGCTAATTGCTTTTTAATAAATGCAATCTTGCCTTTCTCATCGTAATAAGAAATAATAAGGGTATTTTCATTAAGTACTTCAGCGCCAATAATCATAGTTTAGGTTTAAATAGTTCGTTAACATTATTACACATTGCACAAGCGATAACTGGGACTGGGGTAATTGAATCCTGTATACCGCCTGTTAAGAATTTTGAAATTCTTTTAATCATCATTTGCTCTACGAATTGAGTGCTTCCGCAAGCTTCACATTCGATATATGGAGCATCAGCTAGGTGCTCTTGAATATTGAGTTTAGGTTCTCCTCCTTGTAAATTATCCATCTTAATAATTGTTATTTTGTCGGTTTTGATTTTCGGCCGCTTTTGAGAAGTAGTAGTCATACGCAGTTTTTGCGTCTAATCCAATAGACACGGCATAATTAATAAAGAAGTGGAGTATATCTACCCATTCCATATAGAGCTCCTTCTTATCGCCTTCAGATAGGTCAGCGATAGTCATGGTATCGTATTTCTTATGGGCTTTTTTCCAATACTTCCATATTGCATTGCCATCACCGTCTTTAATTCCGCCAAGAGCGTCAGTCATTTCATGGATCTCATCAATGGTAGCATGAGTATTTGCATGCCAAAAATTCATGATTTCTCGAAGTGTCATGGTTTCAAAGTTAAAACCATAAGTCTCCTCTTGCATCTTCTTTTGATGAGCCATTATGTCGGCTAAGTGAGTGGTGGATTTTTCGTAAAGATCCGCTATCGGAAGGTCTTTACATTCATTGTCGGTGTTCGCCATCTTGTTTTTGTTTTAATATACTAAAAAGAGTCCAATTTGTAAAATTTTTCTCTATATATTATACTTAAATAAACTTTTTGAGTTTTTTATTTTTCGACTTTTCGTAATTTATTAGGGGCAGTACGGATAAATAATTAAAAAATATCTATACAGAAATGGCCGAACAAAGGATAAACTTAAATAATTTTAAGTCTAGCGGTGTTTACACTGTTGAAATAGATGCTAGTGAGAATACGGTATTGCCTCTTACTACTGGTCGACTTATAGTCGGCTCAAGTAGAGTAGGACCATACAACACTGTCGTTTTAATCAATGATGTTAGAACATTGAAAGCAGTTTTTGGTGAAATCGATCCAAAACTTGAAAAGGCTGGAAGCTTTTTCCACAGAACAATTGAAGTAGCACTTCGTGAAGGGCCAGTATTTGCAATGAATGTAATTCCATTGGATACTGATACTGACACTACAGCTAACTTAGATAAAGCAAATTTTGCTACATTTAATACTGAAGCAGCTTCAAATAACTCAGAAACACAGGTAACTCAATGGCCAGTTGTTAATTTCTTTAACAAACGTCGTCTTTGGTTTGCTAGTACTGACGAATTAAACAAGTCTAAAAACTTAGCACTAGGCGATGATTATATCACTAATCCTGGAGGATTTGGACAAACTACCCTAGAATCTAATAAAGTTCTTTCGTTTGCAAATGTAGGAAATACTAATGCAACAATCTGGGTTCGTAAAGCGAATATCACTGGTTTTGATGTTACTGCAAAAGAGTGGTTTTCTACAATTGCTGGTAGCGATGTAGATTTTCCTACTTTTATTCACCCAGACGATTTTATCTCTGATTATTTTGTTGAAGTATCTATCGTTAGTGGAGACTGGACAAACTACTTGAAATTAGCAAGTGATCCTATCTACAAACAATATTTTGATGCAAGCGGATTAAAAGACGAAAATGCAGCTAATTTCTTTGCTCTTCGTGAAGTTAAAGTAATCAATCGTACTATCGGTTGTTTAATTCCTAACTTTAGAGATCAAAACGGAGTTACTGTTGCAATTGATGCTCTTCTTAACCGAGTATTTGCAACAACTGGTATCTTATGTGCTCTTGATGCTGAGAAATTAGAATTGGTTAACTTAACGAATGATAGTTTCTTTGATCAAGACATGGAAACACACCGTTTGGATATTGTAGGTCATGGCTATGACGAATTAGATCAATTAGATGACTATGCAGCAGATAACGGAGGTTATGATGTAGATGGATCTACTGCTGTAGATTTTACACCATTAATTGATGTTTTAAGTTATGCACGTCCTGCAAACACTGATCTTATTTTTGAAATCAGTAACACAACTACTAAAACTGAAAGTGCATTCCTTGCAGGAACTGGAGTTGCTCTTGCAGATCTTTATGAAATTACACCTGCATCTGGAAGTACTTATCTAGTTGCAATGAAAGGTAGCAAACTTTATAATGCTTATGCAAAAGGATTTATGATTAATGGAGACCAAATAGTGGATGACTCTACTACTCGTTATATCAAAATCTCAGATAACTTAAAAGTATCTGGTTTGGACTATATCAAAATCCAAGTTTGTGCAGACAACAGCCTTTTAAATGTAGCTAACGTTAATAGTTACGGTGGTCCTGGAGCAGAAAACTATGTAAAAATTATTTTGTCAACTGGCGATACTTTCAAAAAAGTATTTGACTTAACTGATGCTACTTACTTTACTGAGTATAGTGTTCTTCAACCTAACAAGTTAGTTTTAGGAATTAACGTTGCTAATAAAGCAGAAGTTGATAAATTTATTAAAGTTAACAACTATATTAAAGCTAAAGTTATTGGTGACAGCCGTCCACGTTTACTTAAAATTATCGCAGTTTCTTCTACTGAAACTTTGAGTCCATACACTTTAACTTACACAGTTACTACAATGGCTCCAAGTGTAGATGAAATTATTGGTTTGGATGTAGATGGAAACGAATTGAAAGTTTACAAAGGTATTTACAATTTCGTAAATCGTTTAAAAGGACAATACTTAAAAGGATTTACCCTACGCAATGACGTTCTTCCTAATGGAACAGCTGATCGTGTTGGTGGAGAAAATGGAATTCTTTCCTACTTATTTAAGTATACTTCAATTCCTCAAGCTCTTGCAAATGGAGAACTAGTTGATTTCCGTTATGTAGTTGACTCATATGAAGGAGAAATCTCTGCTTCATCTAAATACTACTTAGCTAAATTAGCTGCTCTTAATGGTCAAGCAATGGCGATCCTAAACTCACCTTCAATTCAACAATTTGAGAAATCAGTAAGTCCTAGCTTTATTGATCAAACTAACAAATTGGTATCAACTCAATTAATTTCACAAGGTGGAGATTTATCTCTTAATCCTGAGTTCTTATTTAAGTTTGCTGAAGAGGATGTAAATGGAGTTCCTTTGTCTTCTTATGCTCATTACTCATTCCCTAACCTAATCGTTAGAAGTGGAAGTAGAAATATTTCAGTTCCAGCATCAGCATACGTTTCTAACCTTTATGTTAGAAAATTCAAGAACGGTACACCTTTCTTAATTGTAGCTGGTGGAAAACGTGGAGCTATTAATGATCCTGAAGTTCTTGGAGTTGAATACGATTTGACTGACGAGGATAGAGATTATCTAGAGCCAGTAGGACACAACTTAATCGTTCGTCGTCGTGGATTTGGAATTATCTTGTTTAGTAATAATACTGCTTACCAACGAGTAAATTCAGCTCTTAACAACGCTCATGTTCGTGATAACTTGTCAACTATTGAAAGAGATATCGAGAAAATCTTGTTTAATTTCTTATTTGACTTTAACGATGAGATTACCCGATTGAGAGTTAGAACAATTGTTGAAAATTACTTAGCAGCTGTTGTAAATGCAAAAGGTATTAGTACTTTCGAAGTTATCTTCGATACATCTAATAACACAAATGAAGTAATTTCTGCAAACTCAGCAGTACTTGATATCCGAATTAACTTCCCTAGAGGAATCCAGAAATTCATTAACCGAATTACTATTACTCGAGTTGGAGGAGAATTAAGTTCAAATTCAAGCGGATTTATTCCAAGCTTCTAATCTTAAAGAGCGGTTAATAGCCGCTCTTTCTTTTTAAAAAAAATAAATTATAAAATGCAATTAAGTGAACATTTAGCACTAGCAGAAGTAACAAGAAGTGAAACTGCAAAACGTAACGGAGTTTCAAATGAGCCAACGGCTGAACACCTTGAAAACTTTAAGCTATTAGCTGAAAAAGTATTTGAGCCAATTAGACTACATTTCGGTAAACCTATTCATATTTCATCAGGATACCGTTCAGCAGCTTTAAATAAAGCAGTTGGTGGATCTAGTTCTTCTCAACACTGTAAAGGTGAAGCGATTGATATTGATATGGATGGCAGCGCTCATGGAATTACTAATAAAATGGTATTTGATTATATTAAGGATAATCTCCAGTTCGATCAATTGATCTGGGAATTCGGAACCGATGCTAATCCTGATTGGGTACACGTTAGTTATTCATCTGATGGTAAACAACGCAAGCAAATGTTAAAAGCTGTTAAAAAAGGAGGAGCTACTTCTTACGTACCTTACAAATAATTAAACTCTAACTAAATAAAAAGAGCTCTAATTTTGGTTAGAGCTCTTTTTTTTGTGTTTAAAAACCAATTAAAACACTATTCAAATTCTTCTAGTGATACTTCATCAATATCATCTAGGATGCAAATAAGTTCATTAGCCATAATCATAAAATGTTTTTCTCCTTTGATAAACATTTCAGCACCAGCGTAACGATTAAAGAGAACTAGATCTCCTGGCGCAACTGGCATTGGATTATGAGTAGAACCTGGGCCAGCGGCAATAACTGTACCTACATTAGGCTTCTTTACAGCTTTTTCAGGAAGCATAATTCCTTGCTTAGTAGTGGTCTCTTTGTCTCGAGGTTTAACTAAAACTCTTTCAAATAAAGGTTTCATAGTGATGTTTGATTATTTTTTAAGTTTAAAAATTCTCGATAATTAAATTGAGATAATTGAGTGCTCTTAAATTCCTCTTCGATAGCATCCCTGATTTCTTCTGGGAAAACTTTAGTCGAAAGACGTATTAGTCTAATGTTAAGAACTATATTATCTCTGATCTCATTTAATTTATCCTGATCTTTAATTTTATTTAGGGTTTGAATCCCTTCAACTAGTTCATTAAGTATAGAATCGGAAATGTCATCTAATTCAGACATTAACGATTCACCAAACTTTTCAGTAAGTTGAGTAATTAATTTAGTAGATTTAACTGGAGTAATTCCTGTAATCTTTGGGATATTATCTGATTTATCACCTAAAAATATTTTACTAAGAGTTTCAGGAATAAAATCGACTTTATGCTCAACAAAATCTTTGCTTACTAGATTTGAAATAGTCTTTTCAATAGTTGCTCCGCTAATGTGAGCATCATTTAAGGAAAAGAAATTATCTACTTCGTCATCAGCAATAGTTGGAACTAGATTTTCTGGTACAAAAAGTCTCTTTGTTTTTGCCATTTGTTTTGGCGTAATTAAGAGAACGTTCTTATCCTTATTACCAGTCAACTGTTTTAAATCTTGGTCAACTGAATAGATTAGGATATCGGTGTCCAGATTTTCACAAAGATATGCAATAATATCATCACCTTCAGTATCTTTAAATCGGTATTGATTAATTCCTGCCTTTTCAGAAAGAGCTGGCATTAGGACCTGTTGAAAGTAATCAAAGAAAAGATATTGGTGCTCATCATACTTACGATTTCCTTTGTATTTAAATTCAGTAGGAGCAGAAGTAGTTGAAAAGGCTCCAATTTTAAAGAAGTTTTCAGTCCATTCTTTTCTCCAACTTTTTGAGTCAAATACAATATGCACCTTTTCTGGATTAGAGGCAATTGGTGCAATTAAGGAATTAAGGTAAGTAAAACAAAAATTTCTAAAAGCTGTTCGAACATTGTCTTTTAAGATAAAACCGCCATCATTAAATAAATCATTTACCCAATATGCATCCATGGAACGTTTGTCCCTAGACGTTTGAGCTTTTGTTACACTAATTGCAACATTAATAAACGCGTTTCCATCTATAATTAAGTCCATCTTATTGTTCTTTTTCTTCTGTTGGTTCTTGTGTAGGCTCTTGCGCTTTTCTGATTGTTCTAATTGCTGTTGAAATTGTCTCAGATTCTAAAAGATTATACGCTCCTTTAGCTTGAGCAAAATTAGCAGAAGCGACTAGAACAAAGATCGCTTGATTAATATTCATATTTTGGATAAAATTCTCGTATGCAGGTTCATCAGCATAGGTAATAGTACCAAATAAGATATTGTTAGTAGAAGACTCCGGATTTTCGGCCGGAGTCTGTTGTGTTTGAGTGGTCTCTTCCATCTGTTCTCTATTTTTATAGATCAGCGAATAGTGAATCGTATTCGTCATCTGCTGAAGTATCAGCCGCTGCTGGAGCTGCCGCTGGAGCAGAAGGAGTAGTAAAGTCTAGGTCTTCGTCAACTTTAGCTGCTGCTGGAGTAGCTGATTTTCTAGGCAAAAGACGAGCTTTAATTAACTCATTCATTCGAGTATCCTTACTTCTTTCAAGAATCATGTTAAGGATTTCACGTTGAGGAATTGCGGAGATTACAGCTTCTGCTACTTTTTCAAAAGTCTCATCAGTCCATTCGCGGTGCAAATACTCATCCATGCTTGGAGTATTTTTAGATAAGAACTCGGTAACTAATTTAACTGACTTCTCGTCATTTTTAACAGTTACTTGAGTTTCACCTATTTTGAAAATTAATGGAGAAACTTCATCCATAAATTTACATTTGCTCCAGTCACGGAATTGTTGAGTCTTTTTACCAACAATACAAAGGAAATCTTTTCCTTCAAGTAGGTGGAATGGATTGATTTTGCGTGAAGCAGAAAGGCCTTCTAACTCATCAGGATTCATTTGTGCATCAATAATCATGTCCACTTGATTTCTGAATTTAAAGAGCTTAACAGTTCCTTCTAAATCAGGTCTTTGTGGATCTTTTTTGATATACACCGGTGAGTGGTGAGTATACCAACGAGAGAAACTTTTCTCAATTTCAGCAACTAAATCTGGCTCCTCTTTTTTAAGTGAGCGAAGAGTTGATTCTATTGTCCAAAGGATTGAAGGTTTTTCAACATTTGAAGGACAGTCAACTATCAAGGATTCCTTAGTTAGAGGATTCCAAAACTTAGCAGAATACTTAGTATACTTGCTTTTTGTTTTGTCTGCCAAATAAGGAACAAATCGTATTACTGATTTATACGATCCGTTGTGAGCATTTGGATCCGGGTCATAAATGTTTGGATCCACTTTTGGTTTTGAAGACACGTTTTTCTTTGCGAAAGCGTCTTCTGGTAAGTCAAAAAAATCTGTCATTGTAATAATTTTATTATTTAATATGTTATACTGGACTAGTATACTAAAGTTTAAGTTAATTTTTCAAAAAGTAAAACATTTATTATAAAATAAGTACAAAATCTGGGAAGCGTTTAAAAGCAGTGATGCTTTAGACTACTAAAGTTTCTTGTAAAAGAAAAAAACCGTACCTAAAAAGGCACGGTTTTTCTATAACTTAAAAACAAAAACAAATTATTTACTAGCGTCAACTAATTTTTGACGAAGAGCTTTTGCACCTTCTTGAACTTTAGTCATTTCAGCTTTAACTGCTGGGTGCTTAATTGCTTTACGAATTTCTTGCATTGTCTTTTTAAGACGGTTGCCTGCAGATTTTACTCCTTTGTCGTAGTATTTAACGGCGTCATCTTCCGCTGCAGTAATCAAATCGTTAATTGGACCAAAAACAGTAGCCTGTACTGCTGCGATCTCTTCTTTTAGTTTTTCAAAATCGTTCATTTGTAATAATTTTAGAGTATTTTACTACGATTTAGGAATAGGTTTTAAAGATTATTGATAATATCGTCTACTTTTGATGAAAACTTAGCATTTGGATAGGTTTCAACTGCATGAGTAACCCATACTTGCATAACTTTAGCTAATTCTTGAGTGGTCATAAATCTACTTTTAACAAGTGGAGATAAGTAATCAAAAAATACTTGATCTAATGGAGTATTGGACTCTTCTGATTTACCATACATTCCTTCTACCATTGATTCAATTTCATCAGGTAATAAAAAGTATTGATATGAACCTTTTGCAGCTTTTCTGTCCTCTTGAGTACTTGGTTTAACATTAAATGGATCACGATTTATTCCTACTTGATCTAAGTGGTTAGTTTCGTGAATTAAGATATCGTATACTCTATTGAATAGTTTATTATATGATAAAGGCTCCTTGGTTGGATCTAATAGGATATGTACTTTTATTTCTGGAACAGTTAAGTCTCCAGTATTAACATAAGTATTAGCATCAATTGAATAGCCAAGATCTTGAAAGTTAATAAGTTCCCAAGCAAGTCCATTAAAATGTTCGTCCTCTTTAAAGTTAGGGTTTCGATCTCTTCGTAAATAGACAATTAGGTCAAAAAGGAAAGGGTCTGTCAATTCAGAACGGTCAATGATTTGATATTCTTGATCTTCAGAGCGGTCTAAATCTTTTACTTTATTAATGACATGTTTTGCTAACTTCTTGAGAAATGCAAGATTAGCTGATTCATTTTCATTAATAAATTCAGTAAAAGAAAGTACCATTATTTTTCTTTGCTATTTATGAAGGTAACATCAATATCGGTAGTAGTTGGTTGACCGTCTCGAGTATAGACAACATCAACTACTGGTTCAACACGGCCTACTAAGTTTGCACCTAACGCTCTACGTAATTTTTCAAGGTAGATAACATCTTCTTTAGCGGTAGTAGTTTTGTCTCCTTTGACTAACTTGCTGATATTTTCTTGACGAACTTCTATTTCGTTTTTAGCAGATTTGTCTTTATCGCTTTTTACAACGTTATCTTTAATCCACTTCTCTAATTCATTGTCATTTAGAGAATAGCAGTTATACGTAACGACTACACTTCCATCTGGATACTTTTTACGAGAAACTCCTTCATCACTTTTATCTGAAATAAAGATAAATTTATAACGAGTTGCCGGTTTTGCAGGAGCAGCACCAGTTGCCATTGGGTCAACTCCCATAGCTTCATCGGCTTCAAAAATAAATTGAGAGTATTTTTTAATGTGTTTAGTCATTGATTTCTCTACATTTTTGATTAAACTGAGCTCGATTTAATTTAACTTTACTAGGTTTCTCTCCTTCTTTAGCTTTTACTGCTTCTAATTCATGTGCACCATCAGGATTAAGGTCTTTGACTTTAAAACGAGCGCCAGCATACATAACTACTTGATTTTTCTTAACTGTATCAAATAGAGTATCTTCTTTGGAATTTTCGTTAATGAATTCGGTAAATTTTAGGATCATTACTAATTCTTTTTAGTTATTTATCTTACATAAAAAAAGCAGCAATTAGGATTGCTGCTTTTTAAGTAGTAGTTTATAATCATCAGCCATCACATGATAAACAATCGGTCATTGCTCTAGCTGCAATATCTCCGCGAAGTACTGATTCCGTTCGCATATAATAAAGTGTCTTAACCCCAGCATTATAGGCTTCTAAGTGTACTTGATTAATAAACTTGGGTTCAGCCTCATTTGGAAAAGCAAGATTTAAGGAAACTGCTTGGTCAACATATTGTTGGCGAATTCCTGCTTGTCGAACGATTTCCATTTGGTTTAACTCTTTAAAAGTAAGATAAACGTCTTTTACTGGAACTAGATCGCCTTGCTCCATTGGAGTCATCTTATTTTTCTTAGTAGTGGTATATACTTGTGGTTCTCCAAGCTTTACCCAATAATTATCAAGTACAGCTAAATCCTGGACAGATCCGCCATCTTCTAGGATCTTATCCCAAACCTCTTTAGTATTATGTCCTATCTTTTCTAAGAGCCTCTCTAGGGAAGGATTTTTACGAATAAACGTTCCTTTCGCAGTTTGCTCAGTAAATACGTTAGCTGCCCAAGGTTCAATTCCAGCAGAAACGTTTCCACTTAATTTAGAATTAGAAACAGTTGGCGCAATTGCACGTAAATGAGAGTTACGCATTCCTGTACCAACACACCATAACGGCTCACCATATTCTCTAGCCATGTCCATTGAAGCACGTTCGCTTTCAATCTTTAATTGACTAAAGATCTTTCTGGTTTCAAATTGAGCAGGAAGACTGTCAAATGGAATATTCTTGTTTTGTAGATAAGTATGCCATCCTAAAACTCCTAAACCTAGTGCTCTACCTTTTTCAGCAGAACGTACTGAATTATCAAATCCTCTCATGTATTTAGCACGCTGGATAAACTCTTCAAGTACACCATCTAGGAACCAAGTAGCTGTGTAGATTAGGTCAGTATCTTTCCACTCTTCGTATTTTGCTAAGTTTAGTGAACTTAAACAGCAAACGAATGAGTGATTCTCATCAGTATGAAGGGTAATTTCAGAACAAATATTAGTCATATAGACTTTAAGTCCGTTCTTTTTGTAAGCTTCTGGATTTGCACGGTTAATATTACCTTTGTACATAACATAAGGCTCACCAGTAGCTTTACGTTTTCTTAAGACTGCAGCCCAACGTTTTCTAGCGTCTTTGTCTCCATTCTCTAAACGTTGCATAAAGTCGTCAGATACAACTACGCATTGGTGCATATTTAAACACTGACGATTTACATCACCTTTAGGCTCCCTAATTTCTAACCATTCCCAGAAATCGCCATGTTCAATATCAATATTTACTGATGCTGCTCCACGACGAACGTTTCCTTGGTTAGTTGCTAAAACTGAACTATCAAAAATCTTGATAAATGGAACAACTCCATCTGAGGTACCGTTTTGAGAAATATTTGACCCTGCTGGACGAACTTGATTTATTCCAATACCGACTCCTCCACCGTGTTTAGCCAAGAGCATTAACTCTAGGTTTTTAGTACCAATATCTGCGATTGAATCTGCAATATCAATTCCAAAACAAGAAATAGGAAGACCCCTTTCAGTACCAGTATTAGAAAATACTGGAGTTGCTAAGTTTAACCAACCTCTAAAGATATAATCAAAAAACTTAGATGCTAGCTCTGGTTTTTTTAATCTTTTTGCTACAGCAGTAGCTACTCTCCAATAAGCATCTTTTGGTGTTTCGCCAGCTAGGAGATATCCCTTAGATACGGTTTTTACGTAAATTTCAGTATTTGCCCAAACTGGAAAATCAACTCCGATTTCCCAGCCAAATTCTTCTCCCCAATTTTTTATTTCTTCTTCTGCCATTTTATTTGTTATTTTGTTCTTTATCTTTTGTGAAGTCCTCTTTTTCATAAATATAGTCGGTAGCTATAGTATTTTCTTGAGGTATTTCAATAGTAACGTATTCAGGAAAGAATTGATTTAAGCCTACGCCAGTACAAATCTTAATCGTTTTAGGTTGTTCCATAAGTTTTCGGTGTAATTCCCAATTAATAATAGACATGATTAACTAAATAAATCATCTTCGTCCCAGTTTTCGTCCTCTCCAGCTTTAGCATAATCAGTAGGGCGAATTGCAAAGAAGTCAGTATGTGTGTGTCCTCCGGTAAGGTGATAAAACCAGTCAAGGTTACTTGCCATCTCGTTGTTATACTCAAATACTACTTCATAACCTAATTCATTAAGTTTTTCGTTTGCACGTTTCTTAATAAATTCTTTAAGGTCCGCTTCTTTAAGATTTTCAAGGTCTCCCATTTCAAAAATCTTTTCGATATATGCAAGTTCCATTTCAACGATACAGTTAGCAGCTTCTTCTACTTCTGCTTGAACTTGACTTCTTAGCTCTGGATATTCAGAACACATATGATTAAAAAGTTGACATCCCATTTTTGAGTGTAAACTTTCGTCTCTAACTGACCATTTCATTTGCTGACCAATTCCTTTAAGAAGATTGCGCATTTGAAAAGAATAGAGAACAGCAAATGATGAATAAAGGGAAACGCCTTCAGCGAAAGCTGAGAAAATAGCAAGTGAACGAGCTACATCACGACGAGCATCTGCAGATTTTGCTAAATCTTCATGGGTATACTCGCTTTTAGTTCCCATTAAATATTCAAACTTAGCAGCCATTGAAGGCTCATGTAAAAATGCTTTAAAGTCTTCTAAACCTAGGGTTTCATTAAGATAAGAATAGGCAACAGCATGTACTGTTTCTTGAGAACCGAAAGACATTGCCATTTGTCTAATTTCATGTTTAGGAAACCATTTAGTAACCATCCCGGTCCAGTAATCAGAAACGGCACATTCAGTTTGAGCAAAACCCAATAAGATGTTACCTACGAGGTTCTTTTCAGCTGGGGATAGGTTTTCATTCCAGTCTTTAACATCACTTTGCATAGAGATTTCAGTGTGAAGCCAGAAGGCCTGCATCTGCTTTAACCAGCCCTCGGTATAGTAAACAGGGTATTCAAATGGTTTGTATTCTATGCGATCGGTGAATAAGTTTGACATTTAGTTTCTAATTTTTTTAGACAAGACTAGTATACACATAGCTCAGCTAATAGTTAAATTTTATTATAAAAAGTTTAGCATTTTGTGTGGCTTAATCAAGTCTAAATTATTTATAAATCTATCTTGACTAAGCCACTCAATGAGGATAATTTTTAAGCAATTTCGTGCTCAACAAATTCGAACTTAACGCTCTTTTGGATAGGATTTACTTTAGATACTTTAACAAATGGAAACTTGTTAAGATTTTTTTCTAAATCTTTTTTTCTTAGGGAAACTTCAAAACTTTCTCCATCGACCTCGATTGAGATAGAACTATTTTTGTTATTAACCGAATATTGGAAGCTTCGATTTTCAGTACGTTCTTTTAGTTTTTGCCAAGCAGCTTTTTCACTATTTACATTATCTGGAACAAGAGTCAAGACAATTCTAAATTGAGGACCTTTAACTGTAATATCTTTAACGAAAACAGGCAGTTTATCACCAGTTCTAAGAGTTTTACGAAGGGTTTCGTAATCTTTAAATTCGCTTTTATGTACTAAGCCAGTGTAGTAACCATCGATTTCAACAAAAACTCCAATATCAGCTGGACGATTGGTAAGAACTCCAGTATATTCTTTACCGAACTCTAGATTTTCAATCATTGTTGGCATTGACTCAGCAATATATTTCTTATGTGAAAGAATAAAGAGGTCATTTGATTGATCGTAATTATCAACCATTACGGCAAGAGTTTTACCAAGCATATCATTAAAGTTATGCACAATATTCGCAGCTGCATGTGAACCTGGAATAAAGCATTCAACCTCTTTTTTGTAGATAGCTAAGTAACCTCCTTTAATTAGTTTGGTGATAGTAACATCAAACCAAGTATTATTGTTAAGGTGATTGAATAGATCTTGTTTGTAAGCAATTGAAGCTGCTTTACGTTCTGATCCAAAATACTCACCGTGTTTTGATGCTTTATAGACCATTGCGTAGAATTGAGTATCAACGCCTTTTGCTAATTCATCAAGACTAGCTGAATATTCTTTAAATGGAATTGAGATAGTTGTTCTAGAACTAAGTTCTTCACAATAAATCATTTTATCAGTAAATGAAATTGTCTTAGCTTCAACTCGGTAAACCTGATCTTTAAGTAAGTCCTTGACGACTTCAATAGATTGGCCTTCATGCTTTGCCATAATATCATACAGCTCTTGTGCATAGCCTTCTTTACAGTAAACCTTAACTCCAGCTTTACGATCAGCCTCAGTTAATTTAATTGATGTGTTGTATTTAGTGTCATTTTTAAATACATCTTGTTCTATTGTTTGAAGTGTTGTCATCGTTATACTCATTATATTAAGAGTTATACATCGAAGTTTAGATTTAGTTTTAAAATTTTTTACAAAAAAAGGGAGACTTTCGTCTCCCTTCGGCATGAAGCTAATGAAATGGCAAAAATCAGGCTTCAGCTGTAGATTGAGGTTGTTCCTCGATTAAGGTACATTCAGTTGTAAGCATTAATCCTGAGATAGAAACTGCATTCTCAAGAGCAGAACGAGTAACTTTAGCAGGGTCAATAATTCCAGCGTCAATCATATTAGTGTATTCTTCAGTTCGGGCATTGTAACCATAATCTTTTTGATTAGCGGTTGCAATATCTTTTTTAACTACTTCGAAATTAACACCAGCATTTGCTAAGATTGCAGCTAAAGGAGCTTCACAGGCATACATTAGGATTTTAGCACCTTGCAATTGGTCTTCATTTGCAAATGTAATAGTACCTGCTGTAATTTCTTGTTGGAAAGCGATTGCTGCCGTAAGTAGAGCAATTCCACCGCCTGGAAGGATACCTTCTTCAATTGCGGAACGAGTAGCGCTTAGTGCGTCATCTAATCGATCTTTTTTCTCTTTCAATTCAACATCACTGTATGCTCCAATTTTAAGGATAGCTACACCACCTTCTAATTTAGCAAGACGTTCTTTTAAGAGAAGCTTTTCACTTTCATTTTCTTTAAACTCTAATTGAGATTTAATTTCAGTAAGTCGAGCAGCAATTTCTTCTTCATCACCATGGCCGTTAACAAACGTAGTTGAATCAGAGGTAACTGTAATACTTTCGCAAGAACCTAGAATTTCTTCTAAAACTCCAGGATTAATTGAGGTAATATCATGTCCTGCATCTTCAGAAAGATAAGTAGCTCCAACTAAGGCACAAATATCTTTAAGCTGGCTCTGTTTGTTTTCACCATAAGAAGGGGAACGAACAGCAGCAACTTCAAGTACTCCATTTACGCGATTCATAATTAAGGCTTGCAAAGCATCGCCTTCAATTTGGTCTGCCATAATTAAGAGTGGACGTTTTTTGGATGAAGTATAATCTAAAATTCCAATTAAACCTTTAAGTCCTTTGATTTTACCATTGTAAACTAAGATATAAGGATTTTCGAAATTAACTTCCAATTTCTTCATATTGTTTACAAAGTATGGTGACATATAACCGCTTTGAACTTGCATACCCTCTACTAATTCCATATAGGTTTCGTGGGTATTTGAATCCTCAATAGTAACTACTCCTTCAAAACCAACTGCCTCCATTGCATCAGCAATAGAATTAGCGATTTCATGGTCACCATTTGCAGAAATAGTTGCTACATTTCGGATTTGGTCGATTGTATCAACTTTAATTGCGTTAGAGGCTAAGTGGTTTTTAATCCATTCAGCTGAGGAATCGATTCCTTTTTTCAATTCCATTGGATCAAATCCAGTTTCAATATATTTAATACCGTTACCTAGGATTGCTTGAGCTAAGACAGTGGCAGTTGTTGTACCATCACCAGCTTCTTGGGCTACGTTTGACGCAACTTGCTTTACCATTTGAGCTCCTAAGTTTTCAACTGGATCTTTTAGGAATACTTCACGAGCAACTGAAACGCCGTCTTTAGTAATAGCATAGTGATTTTGGCGTCCTAAAACTACATTACGACCTTTGGGTCCTAGTGTAACTTTTACAGAGTTAGCCAATTGGTCAACTCCTCTTTTTAGTGCATCTCTTGATTCTTTTGAGAATCGAATGTCTCTTGGGTTTGTACTCATAATGAATTATCGTTATTTTTTTGTAAGAATTCGTAAAGTCGATCTCTAAGATCTACTATTTTAAATAGCTTTGGTTTTCCATTTGGGCCAATCCAAACTAAAAATCCGCCTTCAGTATCGAAGTCGGCTTCCTCTTTAAGTATTAGTCGATAAAGACTTAACTGTATTGAATAGGCATTTAGGGAATTATCCCACATATCTTGAAAAGGAGGTAGCATCTTTTGCTTTCTGCCTTCCGGGTCCTTATCAGTTGTAAACTTCTTATTGGTTTTCCAGTCGCCTATATAGAAAAAAGGAGCTAACCAAAAAAGAATATCTAGAGTACCTGCTATACCCCATTTACGAGAAAATACCCGAAATTCCTGTTCAACTGCAGTTAACTTATGCAGTCTCTCTTCGTAGATAGCTAAGAATTTTTCTACCCTTTCATTTTCATTAATAGCAGTTGGCATTGCTGGCTCATCGCCATTATAATAATCCTCAATCCATTTATGGACATTGGTTCCTAACTTTAGTGCAATATCTGAAATGTCTTTCCACTCCTGTAAAACCTGAGCTTTAGTGGTAGGTTCCCCTTTTCTGGTACGACTTTTAGCAACTGCATTTGCAATTACTTCGCTATCAAAAGGCTTTTTAAACTGAGAAAGAAACTGGGTAACCGACATGAATTTCTGTACAGGTTTCCCAGTTTCTGGATTGTAGTAGTGGTAAGTGTGAGCCTCTTCGTTAAACCTAAAGTTAGGGTCGCGAAAAAAGTCTAGTTTATAAAGATCCAAATCAAGCTTGTTTTTCGTAATCTTCTACTATAGATTGACCTGAAAGTTTTAAGATAACATTAATAGTTGCTAAAACATCTTGTTCACAGTATTTAGAAATTTCATCTAATTTGCCAGCTCTAAAATATTCTCCAACTTCACTACCATGCATTTCTTCTTTCGGACTCTCTAAACCTAAACAGGTAGCTAAGAGATCAAGTGAAGCGAAACCTTCTTGCCATGCGCCAAAGCTCCAAACTTCTGAAGTATCAATAAATGGCATTTCCCAAGGTTTCATATTAGTAACTTGTAAACCTTTAGGTAGAGCTTCACCATTTATTAAGATACGCTTACACGCATAAGGAATATCAAAACGTTTGATATTGTGACCAGTAAACTTAAGGCTTGCGAATTTATTAAAAACTTTATCGACTCCAGCTAAGACTTCTGATTCGTCTGAACTGATATAGCTTTTAATAATTGCTTGCGGTTCGTCGACTGCAAAAGTAACTCTTCCGAAGGTCGCACAAACGATTCGACCGAACTCAGCAGTAAGAGCTGCTTTTTCTAAATAGAGTTCTTCATCGCTCTTGTCTTTATTCTCCTCAAATCGG